AACCTTTTTCTCCCTTCAAAAAACGGTCAGACAATAGTCTACGCTTCACTGCACGCACACGCCGGAATCGTACAATAGCTGCCGGTAGTCGTTCAACACCTGGATGGTGACACCCAATTCCACTGCCATCATCCACGCATTGCCCTCGTACACCGTCTCGGCCATGCCGTAATCCACCGGCGATATCAACGCCAACGCGGTCTCCCTACGGCAACGGCGCTCGCATTTCAACCCATACTGCGTGCCGCACCCGGGGTCGTGGTGTCTGGCGTGTATGAGCTCGTGGCACAATGTGCAGCGGCGTTGGCGCTGGTTGAGCCAGTCGGCCAGCAGGATGAGCCCGTGACGGTCGTCGTACAGGCCGCATATGTCGCGTGGGAGGTCCGTCGATTCGACGGCCAGCCCCATCTCTCCGGCCTGTGCATGCAGGCATTCGATGCCGATTGCTCTCACTGTCCCCATTCCCTACGCGGCCAGCTCCTGCGGGGCCCTCTTTGCCAGCTGCGAATACGGGATCACGTTTACTCCGCAGTTCGCGAACGCTTCGGACGCCCCGTCCTGCAGCGGGCCTTCGCGGTCGTCGCCGATGACCACGAGCTTCGCGTCGGCGCGTTCCTTGGCCCTGCGCGTGTCCTCCCAACCCCACATGATGTTCCTTACGGCGTCCTTGTCGAACTTGTTCGGAGCCTGGCAGAACCTCGTCGGATGGTTCGCGCTGCGCTGGAAGATGAAGTCGAAGCTGTGTTCGTATCGCGACACCCCGCGGATGCCGACGCTTGCCGTATAGAACACGTTGCATCCATCCAGCACGGTGGCCACGTCATCCGCGAAGTATTCCGCAACCCTCCGCTGCGCGGCCTCCATCATGGACCCGACGCCGATGAGGGCCTGCGCGTAACGGTTCATGGCATCGCCGCGTCTTCCATCCGATTCGAGCACTATTTCGTCGTTCTTGATGCCCGCACCGTATTTGCGGGCGATGCGTTCCATGCGCTCGCGCCTCGCCTCTGTGATTGTGACGCCGTTCTGTCGGAACGATTCGAGTGTGTACCCGTCGTCGGTGAACATGATGCCGTCGCCGGCGGTCTTGGCATAGAAGATCAGATCATCATTGGAGTGGTCGAACATCGGGAGCGTTATCTCCTTCCACTCTCCGAGGTCCTTGGCAGAGGACTCGTGCTTGAGCCATTCACCATACTCCTCGATGAGCTCGTCGGGCTTGATGCTCTCGATGCTGTTCATATCAGGCTCTCCTGGAAGACTGGTCTTTTGATCACGTTGAACTTATCCAATAAGGCTATGGTAGCGTCCACGAATCCATCGGACGCCAGATCGGCCGGATACGCCACCAAATCATCGTCTCCCTCCCTGTATACATGCCAGTGAGTACCCGATATCCGTGTGCCGTCGGGATTGTTGTGCGTTCCGCTGCTGACACATAAGCGTATCAGCGGAATTCCCAGTTTCGTGATGCGGGCTGATATCTGATGCCTTGCTGCGTTCTTGGTTCCTTGGAAGACGGCGATGGTGAATTTCTCCCCGTCATCGGCTCTCACGTGGAATTCCGCGTTATGCTCGCCGGCCGCCGGCATTCGAAACACATCCTCCACGGCGTTCTTGACGGCCGTGATAAGCCGTTCGGCCTCCTCCTGCGAAAGAGTGAACCTCGGCTTCCTATTCTTCCTCGACATGTCCGTTCCTCTCACTCGTCCGGCGTCTCGGCTTCGAGGCGTGCGTTCGGATCCTTGTTCGCGGCCACGTCATAGTCTTCGGGATGCGCGGCGATACGGTCGATGAGATCATCCGTGATCTGGTTTTGGCGCTCGCGGGCCTTTGCGCGGTTAGCACGGTCGACAAATTTTTCAGCCTCTTCAATGAGTTCATGTGGATTGATTCCGAAGACTTCTGAAAGTTGAGCGATTTGCGTCACCTTTATGTCGCGCTCATTTTTCAGCATTCTGATTAGAGTGCGCTCCGGCACGCCAGATTTCTCCGAAAGATCTTTAATGGTTAATCCTGCTGCAGATCGTTCTGCGGCAATTGCCTTTGCAGTCGCTTCGTTAATGTCCATATGGACAGTATAGCGACTGAAATTCTGCTATCAACTGCCCATTTGGGCGTGTTATACTTGCATACTGCCCAAATGGGCACTACTATGCAAAGCATGGACAGCATGAAGTACTCAGCAACAGTCGCAAGACGAGTTGGCAAAGCTCTTTCCCGCGCAAAATTCAGCATTTCCGAAGCATCGGAGAAATCAGGAATTCCACGAGTCACATTGACAAGGAGGCTCAAGTATCCGGCGTCATCGCCATTCACGGTTCGTGAATTGCATCAAATTTCAGAAGTCGTTGGATGTGACGTCAGCGACTTCTTTGTCAAAGAAAAAAAGAGTGAATTTGTTAAGCGCTCGCCGACGGAAGCGATCGAAGAACAGAATCAGGCGCTCGCCGACGAATGAATCGAAAGGAGAATCCGAGATGAGCATCAACATTCCGGCCGAGACGGCGGACGAATCCATGAACCCGATTTCCGTTGAGGAATTCGAACGCCTGCACCCGGCGATGCTGGGCGCGATAAGGAAAGCCGTCCGCGAGGAATTGGAACTCTCTCACGCGGACGGCCGAACGTCAGCTGATGTTCAGCGCACGTTTGATCTTCAACTGGTCGTTCCTGATGCACCGCTGGTATTCGGCGATGCCCTGCACGGCATCGGCCAGCGACACGATGGCCTGCTGAATGTTTCCGGATTGCGCGTAGGCCTTCGCGTCATTAGCGGAATTCACTGGATCGCGTTGCATATTATCACCTCCCTTCTTTGCGCGGGTCTGCTCATTCTCCCACTCGGCAGGAAGGCCCTCAAATGAGAGCGCATCGAAAAGGCAGCCGGCGCTCGCTGACGCCGCTTGACACATCACAAATAGGGGAGAGGAGAAACGCATGCGAGAAACAAGCCAGCCATTGATCGATACGGTCGCGCTCGCTCACGAGATCGCCAAGGAAGCCGTCCGGCAGACGGCATACGCGCCACGCTGGGTCAGTCTCAAACAGGCCAGCGCGATGCTCGGCGGCGTCGACAAGAAGACCCTCCGCAAATGGGCGAGAGCGGGACGGATCAAGATGCGCCAGCCAAGCGGATACCACGGCAAGGTCATGGTGTCCGTCGCATCCATTGAAGAATTCGATGCCAACGCCGGGACGCGCCGGCGCTAAGGAGGCAAACATGCGCAAGGAATCCAAGCCGAAAGACCACTCCGCCGTCATGGTCATCCGCGACCACAAGTGCGGAGCCGACGTCAAGGCCGCGCGAATCAGCATCATCACCGACGAAGGCCACCTCGCCGGAGTGACCATCAGCCGCGCAGCGCTCGAATCGCTGCAGACCAGCATCGGCCGTCTGCTGCGCGAGATGGACGAGGAGGAATCATGACCAAGCTCGCACACGCCATCCTCTGCCAGCTCATCGCCGCGCCGATCGCGGTGCTCATCCCCGCGGCCGTCGTCACGTGCCGCATCTGCTCGGATCCCCGCGTCATGCGATGGCTGGAGCAGCAGAAGTGAAGGACTTGGATGGCTCCGCTCACATTGCGGCATGGACGTGTCTCGTCATGCGCGTCCATGCGGGAGCCACCCAACCGTCAAGGGAAAGACGCTAAAACCGGCCGGACGGGTCATCTTCTTCTTCTCCTCCCGTCCGTCCCGCCGGAGCCCGCGACAGGATGCGGGCGCCATAGATCGGCGCTCCGATAACGCCGGCGGATGGATGCGCGGTTCGATTCCGCGCTCCGGCACGACATCCAATCCAATCCCAAAGGAGGCACACGATGCCAAGCAAGACAGCCAGGCCGGAAGGCGAGCGGTGGTTCGAATGGCCGCTCACGCCGACCAGCATCGGCATGACGGCGGCCGAACTTATCAGTGAATTGTATGAGACCGTCACCGCGCTCAACCATGACCGCAGCTGGAATCTCACGCTGGTCGCTCCGGCGCGCTTCGGAGACATCATCATCGACCGCGAGGCCGGATGTCTCCGCGCGAAATGCGCGTGGAAGACCAAGGACCCCAGCCAGCTCGGCCCGGCGCCCGCCGGATACGTGAGGGGAGAGTGACGCCATGGCCATCGGAGAGACCGTCATCACCATCGTCGGCAACATCACCGCGGATCCGGAACTGAGGACCACTGGCCAGGGCGCGCAGGTCGCCAGCTTCACCATCGCCAACACGCCACGCCAGTACAACCGGCAGACCGGCCAGTACGAGGACGGAGACGCGCTCTTCCTCCGCTGTTCGGCATGGAACGACCTCGCCCAGCATTGCGTGCGGTCATTAGCCAAGGGCATGCGCGTCATCGCTCAGGGCAGACTCCGACAGCACTCGTATCAGGCGCAGGACGGCACCAATCGGACCGTCGTGGAGCTGCAGGTCGACGAAATCGGGCCATCGCTGCGGTACGCGACGGCGCAGGTCGCCCGCATCAGCCGCCAGGGCGGTCCCGTCTACGGCAACCCCGCATCGCCGCAGCCGACCGTCAACACCGGCGTCGGTGGCTGGAGCCAACGGCCGCAACAGTCGGCGCAGACACAGCAACCCGCCGCGCCGCCGGCCGATGATCCGTGGGGCGCGCCGGCGGCCGACCAATCGTCATTTGGGGACTTCGACAAACCGGATCCGGAACCGGAATTCTAAAGGAGGAAGCAATGAAAGCCAGCGAACAACAGGCGCTCATCCCGCAGGAAGCGACACCTGACACGCTCATCGACCTCATCGGCAAGACGCAGCAGGTCACCAAGGCCGCGGCCGTCGTGCTCAAGGCATGCCGCAACGTCATGGACACCAAAAACAAGCAGGAGCACATCGACAAGTGGGGCGGCATCCACGCCATCACCGAAGCCGTGTACGACTGCGCAGACCTCGCTCAGCGCATCCTCGACGCCGGCCTGGCCATGGAGAACATGTGCGCGAAGCCGGCCACGTCACGGCAGATGATCCTCATCGACGACCTGCGCCGCAGTCTCGACATGGACGATGGCGACGTGGAGGCGACCGTCGATCCGGACACCGGCGAGATCGACTGAACCACAGGAAGGAGAAGAAGAGATGTGGTTTATTGTCGACGACCAGATGGCCGACGACAGGCGCATCCGCCGCCTGCCGCTCGCCACCGTGGGCCTGTGGGTCAAGCTGTGCGTCATCCACTCCAAAGGCGTCTCGATGCAGGCCAAGGACCCGGCGGCATACCCCGGCCACTTCGACAAGCTCGACCTCAAGGACGCCGGAGGCACCATGAAACAGCTCCAGCAGCTCATCGACTCCGGGCTTATGGAAGAGCACGATGGCGGATGGCGTCCGGTCTACGCGGAAGGCATCTGCAGGGAGCCGCGAGTGTTGACCGAAGAGCAGCGCGAGGCGCGCAGAAAGGCCGGAAGCAAGGGAGGACGCCGCAAGGCGGCCAACCAGAAAGCCAAGCAGACGTCTGGCGACTTGCCGGAAAACAGCCAAGCAAACGGAGAGCAAAACAGTAGCGAGACAGGTAGCAAACCGTCTAGCAAGTTGCTAGAGGACAGCCAAGCAAAAACATGGCATAAAACCGATACCGATACCGATAATCCCTCTCCGACCCCTCCCGCCGGCAAACCGAAGCAACCCGCCACGCCGGAATCCGGCTTCGACCATTTCGCCGAAGCCTATCCCGGATCCATCGGCGCGAAAGGCCGCAAGACCGAAGCCGAAGCCAGAGCCCTGTACGCGGCCATCGCCGGAAACCCCGTCGAACTCACCCGACTCCAAACCGCGCTCCGCCGCTACAAGCACGCCGTCAACGACGGCCAAATCCGCAGCGGCCACATCCCACGGCTCAACACATGGCTCCGCGACCAATGGGAAACCTGGGCACCCGAGCCAATCTCGCCGCCGCCAAGCCACAAGCACACCTGGAACTGCGAACACGTCCACCAGCTCATGGATCCACACGAGGACGCATACGACCACACCGGAAGCCTCCGCAACGGCAACCCAAGCGAATGGTGGAAGGCATGCCAGGCGTGCGCAGACGAACTCAACAACCAAGAAACCAGCAAGGAGAAGCAATGAGCAACTACCAAAGCAACCAGATCAAGCTCATCAACACGAGCCTCATCGACCCACACCCGGACAATCCACGCAAGAACATCGGCGACGTGACCGACCTCGCGGCCAGCATCAAAACCAACGGCCTCCTCACGCCCCTCAGCGTCGTACCCAACGGCGAGCGCTATCGTGTCATCGCCGGCCATCGTCGTCTCGCCGCATGCAAGCAGGCCGGCACCGGAGCCGTGCCGTGTTTCGTGCTTGACTTAGACCCGTTGCAGCAGTTGGAGGCCATGGTCACCGAAAACTGCCAGCGCGAACAGCTCACCGTCCTCGAGGAGGCCGACGCCATCCAGGGCATGCTCGACCTCGGAGCCACCACCGCCGCCGTCGCGCACAGGCTCGGCCGAAGCGCCGACTATGTGCGTGACAGAGCGAAAGCGGCGAGCATCAAGGCGGACGTCAGGAAGACACGCGACGACTTCGACCAGCTCACCATCGGCCAACTCATGGCCATCGCACGATACGACGGCCAGCCGGACCGTCAGGAACGCCTCGCGCACGCCGCGGGGACCTCGAACTTCGACTACATCCTCCACAACATCGAAGTGGAAGATCGCCGGAGCCAGTGGTTCGCCGATGTCTCCGCGCTCCTCGCCACCGGCACCACCGGTCTCAACGTCATCGAGGATCCCGGAGAGACCTTCTCGGATTCCGAATGGCATTACTCCGGCGCCATCTTCCCCGCCGCGGGCACTCCGGAAGAAACCATCGAAGAGCTCCGCAAGCAGAATCCAGACGCGGTCTCCGTCCATGAAGCGACGCAGACGATATACCTCTGGGATCGTCGTGATGCGGCCGCCGAAGCCGAAAAGGAAGCCCAGCGAGCCGCCGAACAGGCCGAACGCGACGCCCGACAGCACGTGCTCGAGGAATACGCCGCCACGACGGCTGACAAGCGCATGGCATGGCTCCACGGCCATCTCCATGCCATCAAGCGCGCCAAGCTCATCGAGACCACGGCAAGGCTCGGACTCCTGCAGACAATTGACACGGACCCGACCGGCTTCACCAAAGACCTACACACCTGGAACGACGCCGCATGCGCCCGGGAACAGTTCGCCGCCATCGCCGGCATCAAACCGGAACAGGCGCTCGCGGAACTCCACACGCACCTCGACTCACCGGACTGGCCGACATACGCGGTCATGATCCTCACCGCCAGAATCGAATGGTTCATCAGCCCAAATGACTGGGACTGGAGTGGCGACGACAACGTCAGCCGCCGCATCCCCGGCTATTACCTGATCCTCCAAGACCTCGGCTATGAGCCATCCGACGACGAGACCGAACACCTCGACCAGCTTGTTGCCGCCATCACGGAAGAAGACGAGGAGGAAGACGAATGACCAAGGAACAGATCAACAGACTCGCCCAACTCATCACCGACACCGCGGAAACCGCGGCGAACATCGAACTCCAGGCGCTCGCCGGCGGCAAGGCCGATAACGGCATCGCCGCGATGGCCTCCGGACTAAGAACGAACTGCACCTCATGTCTGGTGCTGGTCAACGGCCTGATGCAGGAAGGAGCGCGTTGTGAGTGAGTTCGAGGACTCGAAGCGCATCGCTTTGGAACGCCAGGGCTGGCATTGCCTGCGCTGCGGGACGAACATCCACGATCCGGCTCGCTGGCCTGGACGTTCCGGCCATCATCGGCAATTGCGCCGCGCGGCGGATCCGGATGTGCGGCACAGCCCAGTCAACATCATCGAGCTGTGCGGCTCGGGGACGACCGGCTGCCATGGGTGGGTCCACCAGCATGTGGCCGAGGCCGAACGACTCGGGATGATCGTGCCGCTCGGCACGGATCCGCGCACCACCCCGGTGCGCGACTGGCAGGGGATCTGGCTCCGCCTCAACCAGGACGGCACCGCGACCCGTCTGACAGCCATGGAGGTCGCCACACTCGACATCGACAGGAGGAGCACGGAATGACCCTTGACAAGCCCGACATGCTGCTGTGGATGGACGTGGAGACCACGGGGCTCGACCCGGACCATGACAGGATCCTCGAGGTGGAACTGCGTTGCACCGACATGAAAGGCGTGCTGTGCGTTGGCGGTTTCCACCGCGTCATCGGATTGGCGGAACGAAACGTCTCCATCACCGATGAGAACTTCAAGGCATGGCGCATGCACTGCGCCAACGGACTGCTCGAGGACGCATTCGATGCCGGATACACGGAAGCGGCGACGGCAAACGGACTCGAGGAATATGTCGACAGCCTCGCGCAATCGTTCACTCTCCATCCGGCAGGCAGCAACCCGCAGTTCGACCTCGACTTCATCGGCCGACTCTGCCCGAACCTCCCGCTGCACTACCACCGCATCGACATGGCCACCCTCCGCGACAGTCTCGAAGCCGCCGGCTGGGACGTGAGACCGGAAGAGGAGACGCCCGCAGCCAGCGCCCACCGCACCGGCACATGCCTCGACCGCGACATCCGCCAATACGCGCGCATCATCCGCCACCTCTCCGAACATCCGGTCCGATACGTCGCCACGAAAGCAGCAAGGTGATGGACATCGCAGCAGTGATCCTCCTATGCGCCGCCATCCTGATCGGCTGGATGGCCAACAGGCCATGAACCGTACCAAACCAACTATGAAAGGAACCTCGGAATGAAACAGACCATCAACCGCATCTCCAACCGCGTCGGCGACTGGTTCGCCACGCTGTTCGCCCTCACCGCGCTGCTGCTCGTGCCGCACGCCATCATCCGGCCAATCATCGGCTACGGCCTCCACCACTGGATCCCCATCCAATGGCTCGCCCTGCATGTCCTGCTCATCATCCTCACCCTATGCGTCGCGCTCGCCGCCTACATCATTGCGGACCGTACCGCGCCGGAACCACCGGAAACATACTGAAAGGAGCCATCATGGCAGACCAGGAGACCATTCCGATCGGTCTGGAGACGCAGAACAAGGTGGCCGAGGCCATCTACCTGCGCTGGCATCGCAACGGCCACCGCCATCCACGCCCATGGAACGAGATGGCCACGGAGGACAAAGAGCCATGGAGGCGCGTGGCCAAGGACGCCATCAGAACGTTCTTCGGTTCTCCCGAATTCCAGAACCTGCTCGACGACGTGTACGACGAAGGCTACGACGGCGCCGAGAAGGACGCCAAAGGCAAGAACGAAGGCGTGCAGTGAGCGTCAACGTTCCACTGCGCAAGTGGCGGTCGGCCGACCCGGCCATCCTGATCGGCCGCCGCTGCATCGCCCGCACCAACGACGACGTCGTCATCGACCACGATCCGAACACATGTTCCAACAGCATGGGCGACGGCATCAGAAGCCTCGCCATCTACGGAAAGGAATGAAACCAATGAGAAACACCATATGCGCTGCCCTCACCGCCATAACCCTCGTGCTCTGCGCCGCGCTCGCGGGATGCGGCAATGCGTCCAAGACGTCGACCCCGGCCCACGCCATCGCCGCCACCGGCACCACATGCTCCGAAGAGTCCGGCGACGACATCAAGGAATGCATCGTCACACTGTCCGACACAAGGAAAGTGGACTGCGTCGTCTACTCGGGCTACAAGCAGGGCGGCCTGTCCTGCGATTGGAGCCATGTGAGCGGCGCGGACAAGGAACCACGGTGAAAATCAGAATCCAGGGCGGCGCCACATACATCGCGCCGCCCTACGCTAACTCAACAACAACGCGCTCGCCGACATGTGCCGGGAGATGAGATACGCCTTGACGAAAAGAACTACTAACTGAAAGGAAACACGAAAAATGAGTGATAAAACACTCGAACCGCCACTGCCGCCGATCGACGCGCGCACCGAAGCCGTAGCCGAACGTCTGTTCGGGCTCAAATGGGCGCTCCGCAAGGACTCCACCGAAATCATCCACGAGGAATGGCAGACCGTATCTGAATGGATCCGCGACGGATACCTGCGCCAAGCCATCGAAGTGCTCGCCACCGCCGACCAAGTGCAACCCGCGAGCGCCGACGGATCCGATTACAGGGAGCGGATGCGCGGCGAATACCGTGAGTTGACCGCTCGTGCCGGCAGGCTCAGGGACATGCTGCAGCGGTATGCGGATGGCACGCTCGACTTCGAGCCCGTCTGTCCGATCAGCCTGTTGAGCAGGCAGCTCGACGTCATGGACGAATACGCCAATCTGCTCCGCCACAGAGCCAAGATCGAACACGTCAACCTCGAAAAACAGGACTCCGCCACCGAATAAACAAAGAACCCGACCTTCCGGCCGGGCTCTGGCATTACCACAAACCAGACTACCACGCCGGAGGGAATCGAACAAATGAACGAACAAAACAACGAATCCCAACCAACCACCACCAACACCACAACAAACACCAGCCAAACAACACCAGCGCTCGCCGGTGTGTGCCTCGTCTGCGGCGGAGGATGCGCTGTCGGCAACACCATGTGCGCGAGATGCGATGGGCTGATGCGCGGCTGGCTGCGGGAATATCCATCATGGTTGGATTCGCTGCATGAGTTCCTGGACTCGACCGCGCATTACGGAGGCCGTCAGCCTGGACGCGTCAACCTTCCAGCCGCGCCGACGCCAATCCGATTGCCGGTGCTCGACCACATGCAGGACATCGAGGATGCCGCGATCGCACTCTGGCGCCGGTTGTACGCTCCGCCCGCCATGCCTTGGGCGACCTATGGCGTGCATCCGCCGCTGGTGGACATGCTGCGTGTCTGCGCCGGCAGTCCTCGACTGCGCTGCATGCCTGACATCGCCGACTTCTACCATGAGTGGGAGTCGATGGTTCGAAAGACGCTGGACATCATCGACGTGCCGACTGCGAAACATGGCATCGGAAGATGCCCGAACCCGCTGTGCGGAGTCGAATTGACAGCGGCGGTCGGCGCGGTAAGCGTTGCATGTCCCGTGTGTGGCAACACTTACCTTGTGGCGGATGTGCGGTTGGGTTTTCTGAGGGAATGCGTTCGGTCGGGACGCGCGTTCACGGCGGGGGAGTGCGCGGAACTGCTGCGCGAATGCGGATTCCAGTGCAATGCGAACACGATTCGCTCATGGCGCAAGCGCGGCAGGCTCCAGCCGGTTGGTGAAAACGTGAAGGGGCAGCCGTTGTACAGGCTTTCCGACGTGCATGGACAGGTCGTGCGGCGCGACTCGATTTGACAAAATCGAAAGTGCAACGCACAATTGTCAGTGGATTAGAGGGTTCAAACCGAAGACATACGGTTTGAACCCTTTTCATATCTACCTTGGATTCTCCTAACTGGGTTACGTACCCGTCCTGTCCGAACGGCATATCGGACACGCTCCACCCACCCACGTCAGAGTGGGCATACACCAACAGCGGCAGGCAAGCCAATCCCGCGTTTACGTGATGCGGTGATGCTCAAACCGCCTGTCCATGCCTTCGTAGGAATCAGTGGCAGATCGTACCGGCCGCGAGTCTTTACTGGATTCTCTTCCTTGTGGCCGCGTGTGGACGCGGGTTCGAATCCCGCCGAAGGCACCTATCCCACCTGACCTTGGTGGACGGATGGTGGCATATGCGCAATCAGATGCATTGGAACAGCAGCGACAGAAGATTCAGACTGCCCGACGATTGGGAGAGCCGCAGGGCCATGGTCAAGGCTCGGGCGCATGGACGCTGCGAAGCGAGGATTCATGCGAAGGATTGTGATGGAATCGGAACGGATTGCGATCACATTATTCCTGGAGACAACCATTCCTTGGAGAATCTGCAATGGTTGAGTTATGCTTGCCACAAGGCGAAGACGGCGCGCGAGAGCGCTGAAAGGAACAGAAGATACAAGAGACTGAGAAAGCATCCGAATGAACGTCACCCTGGCCTGATCGGCCGCTGACTGAGGTGTCGATACCGGTGGGGGAGGACTCCGCCAGCGCCAAGGCCCTAACCGCCGATAGCAACTCAGGTCGTACGTACGCTTCTCCGTCCCGTTTTTCGCGCTTCGACGTTTTTCCATCGTTTCATCGAGATGGTTCCGCATATCCCTGTTTTTGCGACGTACGGGCATGGCACAGCTTTTCGCGACGCCTTCCACGTTTTTCCGGACAAACGTTTTTACTGATGTCACGAAATAACAAAAACGGTTGAAAATACTGGTATACAGCGTTTTCTGAGAGAAAAACAAATATAATGGGGAGTATGAACACCTGCGAAACATGCGGAATCGAGCTCCCCGAACAGACCGGTCGCGGCAGACGCCGCCGCTACTGCTCCGACGCATGCCGGAAGCAGGCCAACCGCAAAAGGCTCAACCCTCCGGCGCGCATGGCATTGGTCGACCGATGGGTCAGATGGCGCAAGGTGGTCCGAGGCGACGGAACGACGAAAATCCCGCTGACGATAGACGGCGCCGTGGCGTCCAGCACCGATCCGGACACGTGGAGCACGTTCGAGGCGGCCGAGGCGTCCACCGCAGGCGACGGACTGGGCTTCGCGCTGGGCGGTGGAATCGCCTGCATCGACCTCGACCACTGCTACGACTCGCGCGGATACCTCGCCGACTGGGCCAAATGCCTCATCGCGCCGGTCGAGGGAAAGACATGGATCGAGATAAGCCCCGGCGGCGACGGCCTGCACATCTGGGGACTGATGCCGGAACGCGCCGGAATCAGGGTGCGGGGCATCATGAACGCCGAAGCCTACAGCCAAGGACGCTACATCACGGTCACAGGACGCACGTTCCGCGATTCGCCGGCCAGACTGGCCGACCTCACGTTCCTTTTCAGCCTGCTCGACAGACTCGGATGACCTTACGAAGGGAGGAAGCATGGCCAAGGACGCGGCCTCCCACCGTATGCCGGCCGGACTGATCAAAAACGGCCGCGGCCAACGGCTCTGGCGCGACATCACCGCGAAATGGGAGCTCACCGAAAGCGAGTACCGCACACTGGAGAACGCCTGCTACACCGCCGACCGCATCGGACGCATTCGCAGGGCCCTCGGCGACGAGCTCACCACCGAGGGAAGTCAGGGACAGCTCGTCGTGCACCCGCTCCTGCCCGAACTGCGCCGCGACGAGACCCATCTGGCCGACCTGCTCAAACGCATCGACATGCCGGAACCCGAGGAACAGTCCGAGGACGCCTCGGCGGACGGCGGCAGATCCAGCCAGATGCGCGCCACCGTCAACAAACGATGGCACGACAGCAAATGGGAGAAAGCCTACGGCTGATGGCAAGACTACGCAGCAACCTGAAGGCCGCCGCGTTCATCCCAAGCCGCGAAAGCGAGATCCGCGAGATCTCCGACTGGTATCGGGACATGCTCGCCGACGAACCGGCGCCGCAATGGAACACTGACCCGATACTCATCGGACCGACATGGCGCCGTGACGAGCATGGGTGGATCCTTCCGCGGGTGACGCTCGGCTGGCAGTTCCTCGGATGGAGCGGCTACTGGCTTCGCGACTCATCCAAAGGACTGCCGTGGAAGTGGACCAGCGAACAAGCGCGTTTCTGGCTGTGGTTCTGGGCCCTGGACGACCACGGACGCCCATTGCACGACAACGCCGTGCTGCAGCGGCTCAAAGGCTGGGGCAAGGACCCGATGGCGGCCGGAGGGGCATGCGGCGCGTGCTTCGCCCCATTGACGTTCGACCATTGGGATCCCGAGAGCGGAGATCCGGTCGGCAGGGACGAGCCGAACGCGTGGGTGCAGGTGTGCGCGGTCAGCCAGGAACAGACCAAGAACACCATGAAGCTTCTGCCCGGCCTCCTGCCGGCGTCCACACGCAAGTACTACGGCATCCAATTAGGCAAGCTCAACATGTACGCGATGGGAGACAGCCGGCAGATCGAGGCGGTCACCAGCTCGCCGTTGGCGTTGGAGGGCGGACGTCCGACATTCGTGATCCGCAACGAGACGCAGAACTGGAACTCGTCCAACGGCGGCAGCGACATGGACGGCGTGCTTTCCGGCAACGCGGCCAAACGCGAGGAGGGCGTCGCGGTCAAGATGCTCGACATCTGCAACGCCTACCGCGATGGCGAGGACAGCGTCGGACAGAGGGTGCGCGAGGCATGGGACGGAACCCAAGGCGACCCCGACAGCGACGACGAGGGCAAGCGTCCGAAATACATGGACTTCGGACTGCTCTACGACTCGTTGGAAGCCGCGCCGGACAGTCCGATGACCGAGGACACGATAGGCAAGGTCATCGAGGACGTGCGCGGCGACAGCACCTGGCTGTCCATCGAACGCATCAGCAAGGAAATCCTCAACCCGAAGAACCCGGTGAGCGAATCCCGGCGCAAATGGTACAACCAGTCCACCGCGCCGGAAGACGCGTTCGTCACCCACCAGGAATGGGACCAGAACGAACACCCGGAGCTTTCGCTCGAACACGGTGAGCGCATCAGCATGTTCCTCGACTGCTCGCTCAACGACGACAGCACGGCGCTCGTGGCCTGCCGCGTCTCCGACGGATTCGTCAAACCATTGGGCTTGTGGCAGAAACCGGCCGGTGAGCGAGGAAAGGACTGGCGCGTGCCCAGGGAAAGCGTCGACGACGCGGTGCGCGCGGCGTTCCACGCGTACGACGTGGTCGGATTCTTCGGCGACCCCAGCCACGTGCTGGACTCCGAAACAGGCCTGAGATACTGGGATGCCCTGTTCGACCGGTGGCACCGCGACTACGGGCGCCGGCTCAAGACATGGGCCGTCCCGTCCGGCCGGGACAGGCACGCCGTCATGTTCGACATGATCAACACGGACATCCAACGCAGGTTCGTCACCGCCGTCGACCAGGCGTACACCGACATCGCGGAGGGAGACTTCCCCCACGACGGCGACGCCAGGCTGCGCCTGCATATGCTCAACGCCAGACGCCAGCCCACAAGGGTCGGCATGAGCATCGCCAAGGAAAGCCGCGAGTCGAAACGCAAGATCGACCTCGCGATATGCGCCATCGGAGCGCGCATGGTCAGACGCGAATACCTGAACAGGAACTCCAGAAGCGGAGGAGGACAGCTATGGTGACCACCGGCTACGACAACGAGAAGCAGGCGTTCGAAGCGCTGAGCACGCTGCTCATCCCGGCGTTCGACAACGAGACGCCGAAACTCAACAGAATCGACCGCTGGTGGCGGTGGAACCCCAAGCCCATCCGCCTGAACGCCGGGGCGACCATGGAACACCGCATGCTGCGCGACATGGGCGAGACCCCATGGCTCGGCCTCGTCGTCACCACGCTCGCCCAGACCCTCTACCTGGAAGGCGTGGACTCCGAGACGCAGGACACCGGGGACGCTCAACGCTTCTGGGAGCCATGGCAGCGCAACCGCATGGGCGAACGCCAGATCGCGCTGCACCGCGAGGCCATCGCCTACGGCACCGCATACACGGCGGTCCGGGGCGAGGAATCGTCGGACGAACTCCACGCCCGCATCGACTGCTGGAGCCCCCGCGACGCGATCGCCCTCTACGACGACCCCGCATCCGACAACTGGCCGCAGATCTTCATGCGACGCCGCAAACTCGACGACCATGCCGTCGAATACCAGCTTTGGGACTCACGGAACATCTGGACATGGCGCAAGACCGGCGGCACATGGCAATTCGACGGACAGACGCCACACGGCGTGACCGCGCCGGACGGCAACCCGGTATGCCCGATCGTCAGATACTGCAACCAACGCGACCTGCAGGGCCGCGTGCCCGGAGAGGTCGAACCATACATCCGCATGGCCAGCCGCCTGAATAAGGACAACTACGACCGCATGCTCGCCCAGCACTACAACAGCTGGAAAGTCAAAACCGCCACCGGCCTCGACATGAGCGGACTGACCGAAGCGGAAAAGGAAGCCAAAAAACTCCAGATCGAACACGACAGCGTCCTCGCCGGAGGCATGGACGTGAAATTCGGAAGCCTCCCCGAAACCGACCTCGCCAACATCGTCGCAGCAAAAACCAGCGACGTCGAGGAACTCGCCGCCGTCAGCCAAACCCCGACCACGGCGTTCGGCAAGATGACCAACGTCGGCGACGCCGGAATCGAGGAATCCAGAGCGGGCTTCTACGCGAAACGCAACGAACGCCGCCGCGCCTTCGGCATCAGCCACATGGACACGCTCCGACTCGCCTCAGCCGCCGAAAACCGACCCGACGACGCCGCCAACTTCCACCTCTTCCCCAAATGGGAAGACACCGACACAAGAACCATCAGCCAAGCAGTCGACGCACTCGGCAAAGCCGTCCAAATGCTCCATGTCCCCGACCAACTCGTCTGGGACATGATCCCCGGCATCTCCAAACCACAAGCCGACGCATGGCGCGAATACGCCGCACAACACCCCACAGCCGACGACATCGCAACCCAAATCCAAATCGGACAACTCAACGGAAACGGGGCATACGATGGCATCAACAGCTAAAGGCGCCCTCCTGACCGACCAGCACCGCAGACGACAGGTCGCGCTCGCCATCACCGCGGACAGCCAGATGCGACGCGTGTGGGACAACACCCTCGACGTGAACGACCTCGACCGCACGCAGCCGATCTGGAAGAAGGCGATGCTCGACCTGCTCGGACAATGGTGGAAGGTCAGCGCCGACACGGCCGCCCAATACCTGCCTCGCTTCCGCAAAGCCGAGACGGGCGACGGCGACATACAGGTCGGAGTGCCCCGCTTCAACCGGAGCCAAACGGGGAAACAGTTCGAATGGGGAGGTGTGGCGAACATCCTGTGGCACGTGGCCATGGGGCAGACGCAGGAGGCCGCGTACGCGGCCGCACGCGAACTGTTCATCGGCATGTTCCACGAGGCCGTGCTCACCGGAGGACGCCTCACCCTGCAACAGTGGGCCGCCAAGGACGCGCGCGCCATCGGATGGCGGCGCGTGTCCGACGGGCATCCATGCGCGTTCTGCGCGATGCTCTGCAGCCGCGGCCCCGTGTACACGAGCGAACAGAAGGCCCTGCGCCGCCAGACGGACGGCGAGAAGTTCCATCCGCATTGCGGATGCACCGTCGAAGTGGTGTACGGCGACTGGAACCCCTCCGACAAGGAGAAACAGTGGATCGACAACTACTACGAGGCCGCCGAAAGCCTGCCCAAAGGCACCGCGAGAACATACGACCAGATTCTGCCGGTCATGCGCAGGACCGGAGACTACCGTGACTCGCACAGTTACAGAAGCACGCCTGAATACCGTGCGAAAATCAGCAAGGAACGCGCCGAAAAACGCAGGGAGGTCCTCAGGAAACGCGAAACCGAACTCTCCAAGGTCCTCGCGCATCCCGGAAAGCCGATGAGCATCACGCAGGCCGACAGGGGAACGTCCAATCCCGGATTCGCCGACCACAAGTGGGGATGCTCCACCAACTGCCAGTCGTGCGTCGTCGCATATGACGCCCGAAGGAAAGGCTACGACGTCGAGGCTAGGGCGAGGACCAGCTCAACGCAGGACAGACTGTCGGAAAACCCGAACAGCATGTGGGTGGACCGCGCGACCGGGCTGCATCCACGTATCCTCGCCGTCGGCAGTCCGAACCGCGTCAATGTCGTTGACAGGATCGAACGGCATGTCGGCATCGGCCAGCGCTGGTGCATGCATTTCGGATACACGAACCAGCATGCGCAGGGCCACATCGTCATCATCGAACGCCCCTCGGCACGCACCAACGGAGGCGAACCCGTCGTCATAGACCCGCAGAACGGCAAAATATCCAGATTGGATGACTACCTCGATAGGGATATCATCGATGTGAGAAGCGTGCGCATGTTCCGTGTCGACGACAAGGACATCGTCAGGGACCACGCGTACGAGATCATCAAACCGAAGAAGGCGATGCGACGATGAAAACAAGACGCGAACTGGACAAGGCCGCCGACGAATTCGCCAAGCATCACGGCGTCATACTGCACGAGCCCGAAGGAATATACGGCGGACTGGCACTCTACTACTACACCTGGCCGGGAATGGCAAAAGGCGGATGCTACGGACCGCCGGCATACATCCTCGTCAACGTCGAAACCGGCGAAGCGCAGTGGGAAGCCAACACGGACCTCGACAAGTACATCTCCAACGAGGTCCGCAGAAACCTCAAGCCAATGCCGGAAGCCTAAAAGCCGAACATCACATCTTTAGCCCATCGGGAAGCCCCGACGGGCTTTTTTCATGCCCGCAGGACGGGCGGCAACAAAAGGAAGGAGCCCACAGTGGCAGACGACAACCAGCAGGACAGCAACGTCCAGAACGAACCCGACGGCGCCCAACAGTCCGAACCGGACGCGAACAACACGGAAGGACAGACGGACGGCCAGCAGGAGCCGCAAGCCCCATGGGAACGCGAAGGACAACAGTTCGACCCAGCCACCGCATGGAAACTCATCCAGAACCTCCGCGAGGAAAACGGCACCCTCAAACACAAGAACGGCGAACTCGCCGACAAGAACCGCGCATACGAGGACGCCAAACTCACCGAAACGGAGAAAACCCAACGAGACCTCGACGAAGCCAACCAGAAGATCGCACGCCTCGAAGCCGACAACGCCTGGAGCCGCGCGCTCGCCGCTCACCCGCGGTTGACGGCCGAAGACCGCGAACTGGTGGGAGAGGGAACCCCGGAGCAAATCGAGGCGAGGGCGGCGAAGCTCGCCGCGCGATACGCCGCGCAGGCCACGGCGCAGCAGAAGCCGGATCTTCGCAATCCGGCGAACCGGGCGAAGCCCACGGGAGGAATGGACCCGACCAAGCCGTCACGTCCGTCCGACTGGATGCGCGACGCCTTCGACAACAACGACTGACCGCCATACAAGGAGCAGACAATGGCAGACAATTTCAATTCCAGCATCCAGCGCAACGACCTCGGACAGGCCCTCATCCCCGACGAGATCAGCCAGGAGATCATCCAGACCATGCCGGAGAAGAGCGTTATGCTCACCCGCGCGAAGCGTATGAGGATGAGTGCCAAGAAGAAGACCCAGCCGGTTCTCGCCACCCTTCCGGAAGCGTACTGGGTGTCCGAAGGCGGACTCAAGGAGACCACCAAGAGCGGTTGGGAGGACGTGAACATCACCGCCGAGGAACTCGCGGCACTCGTCCCGATTCCGGACTCCGTACGCGAGGACGCGTCCATCAACCTGTTCGAGACCATGAAGCCGCTGATCGCCGAGGCGTTCGGCAAGAAGATCGACCAAGCCGCCATCTTCGGCGTGGACAAGCCGTCCACGTGGGGCAATGACATCCTCGCCGGCGCGAAGAACGCCAAGAACACCATCACCCAGGGCACCGGCAAGGACCTCGCCGCCGACGTGGCGTCCCTCGGCAAGACCCTCGCGAAGGAAGGCTACGCAATCAACGGCTTCGCCAGCAAGCCCGGCCTCAACTGGGAGCTGACCGAACTGCGCGACGCGAACAACCGTCCCATCTACACGCCGAACCTGACCGACAAGCAGCCGGCCAACCTGTACGGATACCCGTGCAACGAGGTCCTCAACGGCAGCTGGGACGATTCCAAGGCGGTGCTTCTGGCCGCCGACTGGTCGAAATTCATCGTCGGCATCCGACAGGACATCACCTACAAGGTGTTCGACCAGGGCGTCATCTCCAACTCCGCCGGCGCCATCGTGTACAACGCGATGCAGCAGGACAGCCAGATCATGCGAGTGGTCATGCGCGTCGGCTTCCAGGTCGCTAACCCCGTCACCCGCGTGGCCAAGAAGGGCACGCAGTATCCCGCCGGATTCATCGTCCCGGCCGCGGTCGCCTCTTCCGAATCCTAATGACGGGGAGGCGCATGATGGCGCGTGAACCATTCGCCACCGTCTCGCAGCTGGCCGAATGGCTCGGCGAGGACATCGACGAGAAGTCGGCCGACGGCAAACGCGCCGCCATGGCGCTCAGATTCGCGTCCAACCGCATCCGTGCATACACGCGGCGCGAATGGTCCGGACCGGACCTGCCGGAGGACCTGCAGGACGTGTGCATCACCTGCGCCGGCCGCCTGTGGAGCAATCCGAACGCGGAAACGCAGTGGACGCGCCAGATCGACGACGCCATGGACGGCGGAAGCCGGAAGGTCGACGAGGCCGGCGCCTACCTGACCGCCAGCGAGAAGGAGACGCTCGACCAGCTCGTGGCCGACCAGTCCCCGGTCATCGCCGGCCTCGGAATCCTGCACTCCACCAGAAACGAATCCGCCAACACGGACATGAACCGGTATTGGACGGACGACGAGGACGGCGAACCGTTCCTCATGATGAAGGTGACGGGATGAGCAACAGGACGCTGACGAGAATGCGCCGATGGGCGGAAAACCTCATGACCGACCGGATACGCGTCACCGCGCCCGGCACGGTCACGGTCGACCCGGCCACCGGAGCCGAAACCGTGTCACAGCAAGTCGTCTACGACGGCAATGGAAAAGTGCAGACGGCCGGCGGCATCGCCGGACAGCAGCACAACGTGAACGGCGACGGCTCAGTCGGAGCGTTCGTCCCGGAATGGGGCCTCTACCTCCACCTTCCCGTCACGGCCACGACGCCGCGCGAGGGATACGAGGCGACCGTCGTGGAATCGGCCGACCCGGCACTCGTCGGACGCCGATACCGGCTCGTGAACATGCAATCCGAAAAGACGCACGCCACCGCCAGAAGATGGAACGTGCAGGAGATCCCGATGGAAGGAGGCTCATAGTGCGCATCGACTCCCATGAGCTCGACGAACTGGCGAGAAAACTCACCGTCGCGAGCGTCCGCGCGCCGATCAAAGCGGCCAACGCCGTCAAGAAAGGCGCACAGAACATCAAAACCGCGGTCAAAGCGGATCTCGCGTCGAGCAGCCATTCGAGCTTCCGCCGAATACCCATCGCCTACGAGATCAAAACCGAAGGCATGAGGGTCGAGGCGGACATCGCGCCGGTCAAGACAGCAGGCGGCCTCGCCAACATCGCGTTCTTCGGAGGCGCCCATGGCGGAGGAGGCACCCACCGCTTCTACGAACACGGTGAACAGGAGTTCGAGACCACCGCCCGATACGTCGAGGAAGCCGGGACGAGCCTATGACCGACTTCCTGAAGGTCAGGGAATCCGTCCTCCGGCTCGTCGGCGAGATCCGCGGCTGGGACGTGTACACGGACGGCATCGCTCCAGCCGGCAAAACCCCACCATGGGTCGTCATCGGACTGACCGAAACCAGCCGAACGCACACGGAAAGCCAATCCACCGACCTGCACATCGGCAGACTCGACATCCGCATCGTCGCACGAAGCCAGACAAGCGTCGACACACTCGCCTCGCATCTTACGGAAAGACTCGACGGAGCCCTCTCCGACATGCCGGGATTGTCCCCGCTCATCGGAGACGTGGACACCGGCAGCAACCCAAGCGACCTGACCGACCCGGACACCGGCACGCCATACATGATGCGCGTGCTCACGTGGCGGATCGGCTGGCCGGAAACAACATGAAAGGAAACACCATGCAGAAAGTCCCAGCACATCTCGGAGACGGCGAATTCCGAACCATCATGGTCGAGGAATCCGGCATCAAAGACTATCTGAAACCTACAGCATCCGAACTGAACAGCGGCTCCAGCCTCGACCTGAGCCCATACCTGTCCGCCACCGGCTGGCACCTCACCCACAGCCAGGACATGGTCGATGACGATCGCGAATCCTCCGCCACCGTCGGCCAGATCCCCGGACAGGAAAAATTCTCCGACGGCAGCATGGACCTCATCGACAACGTCAACACCTCCGACGCCGCCAACTTCAACAAAGCCGTCGACACACTCACCTGCGGCAAACGCTGCTGGATCGTCCGCCGCCGAGGAAAGACCGTGGACGCCCCATTCGTGGCAGGAGACGTGATCTCCGTCTACCTCGTGACCATCGGCATCAAAATCCCCGTAGCCCACAGCATCAACAGCCGCCAGATGAGCACCATCAACTTCAGCGCCGACCCATGCAGCAAAGAGGAAACCATCACCGTCGCATGACCGACACGCACGCCCTGTCCCGCGCCAGACCAGTCCGACGCGGGACGAGGCAACACCGAACGGACCGAAGGACAGACAAGGACGAACACTTGGAAATCACCATCACACGACCCACGGCACAACACCGCATCATCACCGACATGCAGACGCTCGCGGAAAGCGTGCGCCTCGGCAACAGGATTCTCGAACTTGACGCCACGGCGGATGCTACCGAATCGGAGGCGTCCGAACGCCGCAGGGAGCAGGACGCCGTCCGCAAACAGCTGGACTCGCTGCTGAAGATCGTCGAACACAAGACGCTCGTGGTCACGTTCCGCGGACTGAACTCCAGCCAGTGGGCGCAGATCACCCTCAAAAACTCCAAGACCGTGCAGGGGCGTGTGGTCAAGGACCTTCCTGCCATCGCCAAGGAGGCCGCACCGCTCATGCTCGAATCCGCCGAATGGGCCGACGGCGATGACGTGGAGTTCACCGGCGCCGAGTTCGCCAAGCTCATCGATTCGATGACCGACAGCCAGGTCAACGCGCTCATGCAGACCGTGCAGGAGCTCAACACCCCGGTGGTCGAAATCCCAAAAGAACTGACGCGGCTGGCCTAGCGGACAGGCTTGAGCACGCACCGGCCCTGCTCAACGACCTGCGGTGCGCGCGACGTCTCGGCATCAGCCTGAAACGGTGGCTCGGCTGGACACCGTCGGAAGACGACCCTGTCGAATGGGACGAGACGGAACGCGGATGGATGCGGGCCCTCGACCTGTACGAGCGGCTCCACGAATGCCCGCTGTGCGGATTGAGCACCGACCTGTGCCATGACCAGGGCAAAGTGGACCGGCTGTTCGCCGGAGCGCAGGTGGAGACCTGCTGGGTCACGTTCCAACGCGAACGGGCCATGCGCAAATACGAGGAATCCGGCACGGTGCTCGCGCCGCACGCGCAGACCGCGAGCCTCATACCGAGAAACTAGAAGAAGGAGATGCCGACGATGGCGTTGAACGAGAACATCATGATCCGCCTGTCGGCCGACACCTCCAACTATTCCACGAAGATGGCCGCCGCGAGCACGCAGGCGGAGAAACTTTCCACCGCGTTGGAGAAGCCGGGCAGCAAGAGCCGGATCGCCACGAACATCATGGCGGGCATGGGCGTGGCCGCCATGGCGTTGGGCGTGTCAGCCACGAAGCTGGCCGCCGACTTCGACCAGAGCATGAGCACCATCCAAGCCGACCTGCAGGCGTCCGACGGCGACATGCAGAAGCTGCGCGCCGCCGCCATCCAGGCGGGCGCCGACACCGTCTACAATGCGAACGAGGCGGCCGAGGGCATCGACGCGTTGGGCAAGGCCGGCCTGTCCACCACGGACATCCTTTCCGGCGGCCTGTCCGGAGCGTTGAACCTAGCAGCGTCCGACGGAATGCAGGTCGGCGATGCCGCAGAACTGATGAGCACCACGCTCAAGCAGTTCAACCTCGAGGGCTCCGACGCGGGCAAGGTCGCGGACGCGCTGGCCGCCGGCGCCGGCAAGGCCGTCGGATCCGCGCACGACCTAGGCCTCGCATTGAACCAGGCCGGCCTGATGGCGAACAGCATGGGCGTGAGCATGACCGAAACAGTCGGCACACTGTCCGCGTTCGCCAACGCCGGCATGATCGGCTCCGACGCGGGCACCTCGTTGAAGACGATGCTCCAACGCCTGTCCAACCCCACCAAGGCGGCACAGGCGCAGATGGACGAGCTGGGCATCAGCGCATACGACGCGTCCGACCAGTTCGTCGGCCTGGAGAACTTCGCCGGCCAGCTGAAGACCTCGATGAGCGGGTTGACGCAGGAACAGCGCAACGCCGCGTTGAGCATCATCTTCGGCTCCGACGCCGTGCGCGCCGCGAACGTCCTGTACTCGGAAGGCTCCGACGGCATCGCCGGATGGACGAAAGCCGTGTCCGACAGCGGATTCGCGGCCGACGTCGCGTCGAAGAAGAACGACAACCTCAAGGGAGACATCGAACAACTCTCCGGCAGTTTCGAAACCATGGTGATCAATCTCGGCGAAGGCTCTCAAGGAGTGCTCCGCAACCTCGTACAGGGATTGGACACGCTCGTCAACGCATTCTCGTCCCTGCCGGCCCCGGTCCAGCAGGGCGAGCTCGCCATGACCGCCGCGGTCGGTGGCGCCATCGCATTGCACAAGGCGTTGGGGCCGTTGGAGAAAACCTCCGGCACGGCCGGCAACGCGATCGCCATGCTCATCGACCCGATCCAGCGTGCCAGGACGGCCGCCCCGCAACTGGCCGAAGGACTGATGCAGGTCGGCTCGTCCATGGGCGCGGCCATGAGCGACATCGCCACCGGAACCATCACTCTCGGCAAGGGTGAGACCGCGCTCAACGGCTTGAAAAAGGCCGGTTCCGGCGTCATCGACCTGCTGGGAGGCCCATGGGGCGTCGCCATCACGGCGGCCGCGATGGTCCTGGGAACGTTCATCTCCGAACAGCAGAAAGCCGAGGAGCGTGCCACGCAGCTGTCGACCGCACTGCAGGACGGAGCGTCGGCGGCTCAATACTATGAGAAGACATTGGCCGATTCCAGTGGGGCGAAGATCACCGACAATTGGCTTGGCAGGCTCACCAGCGGATACGATAACGTGTGGCAGGCTGTTGACAAGGTCGGCATCAAACACGCCACATTCATCAACGCCATCAAGGGAGAGAAGAACGCCGTCGGCGAGGTCAACAAGGCGATCGAATCCTATCGCAAACAACTCACTGACCAGGGCAAACTGGTCACAGGCAACGAATACCGTGTCATCTCCCAAAGCCTCACGGAGCTGCAAGGCAACTACAAGGCCAGCGAATCCGCGGCCACGGACTTCGCCCAAGCCGACAAGGAAGCCACCCAGGCAAGCCTCGACAAGACCGGAGCCCTCCTGACAGGAGCCGACGCGGCCAACCAATCTGCGGCCAGCTCGCAGGATGCGGCCAGCGCCGACGACATCCTCGCCGAGGCGTTCGGAGCGACCAAGGACGCCGTCAGCGACACGGCAGGAGCACTGTCCGAAGTCATCGACGCGATGGAAACCTACTACGGGTTCGCCATCAGCTCATCCGATGCGCAAGTCGACCTTGCGGACAAGATCGCATCCGCGAACGACACCATCGGGAAGAACGCCAAAACCCTCGACCTGACCACGGAAGCAGGACGCAAGAACCAGAGCGCGTTGAACGACATCGCCGACGCGGCGCTCAAATGCGCCAAAGCGCAAGCCCAGAACGGAGACAGCCTCAACGACATCTACCCGAACATCGACAAGGCCCACGACGCGTTCACCAGCCTCATGCAATCCCTCGGCAAAACACCGGAGGAAGCCGAGGCCGCCGCACAAGCCTACGGACTCACGCGCAAAGCGGTCGACGACCTCGTCGCCAGCCTGCAGACCACCCCCGACTCGAAAACCATCGAAGTCACAGTCACCGGCGACGCCGTCGCCAAATTCGAACAGGTCAAACTCGCCGCCGAAGAAACACCAGACGGCAAACACGTCACCATCAGCGGCGACAACACCGACCTGATGAAGAAAATCGCCCAAGCCACAAACGCCGAAATCGACCCCAAAACCGGCACCCTCACCCTGGACAGCGACCAATACATGATCGCCCTCGCCATCGCGAACGGAGCCAAAATCGACGACAAGACAGGCTACCTCAAAGGCGACAATTCCGACGCGATGAACAAATTCCTCCAAACCCAAGGATGGAAACTCAACGACAAAGGATTCATCGTCAACGCAGACGGCTCACCCGCCATGAGCGTGCTCACCAACCTGAGCAACTACCAGATCGCCGACAAATACTTCCAAATCCACGGAAGCTACGTCGACGAATCAGGGGGCACATACTCATCCAGCGGATACCGTCCAAAAAACGCCACAGGCAACATCCCGACAGGAGCCACCGGCGGCCTCTACGACGGCAACCAATTCAGATACGCCAACGGAGGCTACGCCTTCAACGGCTACGTCGACCCGAAATGGGCGCCAGGCACCGCGACCAGCGACAGCGTCTACCTCGACAACGGCCGCATCGCACGAGGCGAATACGTCGAAAACGCACTCGCCACCAGCTATTACGGCGTCGACTTCATGGATGCGCTGAACCGGCGCGCCATCCCACGCGAAGCCCTCACACCCACCAACACGCAAAACGTGTCAGTGACCGTGGACACAGCCAGCATCGTCGCCGCAATCACAAGCCTGCACGCCGACCTCGGCAACATCATCTCCGAACACGACGGAGGAGAAAACGTCACATATCGCGATTTCGTAAGGATGATCCGCAAATGCATGCGCTGACATACCGCAGCCACGACGGACGCACCGTCGACCTCTACTGCGAACGAACATGGACACCGAACCTCACCGAAATCAGATCCACACAATGGAACTACACACTCGGAACACGAGGAATCACAGGATCCAGCCGGCCAGCCACAGAAACCACCATCACCATCACAACACTCAACCCCAACGACCTCGACCAACTCCAAGCACTGGCCGACATAGACGTCGAGTCGCTTTCACCCGGAACACTCACCATCAACAACGAATGGACGCAAAAAGCATTCATCGTCGGAACCAACGTGCAATCACCGACACCCAGCCCAGCGCTCGCCGTCGTCACGTTCAGGATCGTGTTGTGCGACGGCCTGTGGCATCATCGTCTGCCGACGCAGCGGTTCGTCCCGATGGCCGCGGATTCGGGAAGCGTGCTTGACATGCCATATGATCTGCCAGCCGACCTGGCCTGTCCCAAAACGATCCAGCGGATTTTGAATCCCACGGTTTCCCCGTGCGGATTCGTCTGCAGGATCTTCGGACAGGCCACGAACCCGCAGTTCACCGTCGGTGGGAACCTCTACCGCTTCGACGACGTGACGGTGCCGTCCGACGGGTACATGACGGTCACGTGCGCGCCATTGGAGAAAAGCATCAAGGTGACCGACGCGAACGGGGATGTGTCGGACTGTTTCTCCAGTGGGGCGCGAGGAGTCGGGAAGGGATGTGGAACATACTGTTTCGAGCCGATACCCTCCGGTGAGAACATCCTGACATGGTCCGGGGGGTTCACCATCGAATTCGACTTGTACGAAAGCTCGGGGGCACCACCATGGTCGACGTTATCCTAGCCGACGCGAATATGAAACCGGTCTGCTGCTCCGCCGGCGCGGCCCTAGATTGGGCGGCGGGGAGCAGTGAGAACGATTTCGAACTGTCCATTCCGGGAACCGAATGCGAACTCGGATGGTATTTCTGGATCGACGGCACCGATATCGGAGGGCGAGTGACCGATCGAAGAAGCGTCGTATCGGGAACGACGTCGGACGTCTCATGGCTCGGAACGAGCTGGACCGGACTGTTGTGCGGGAAAATACTTTCCCCGGATCCGAAACAGGATTACCTCGTCGTTTCCGGCAGCCTGTCCGAAGTGCTTTCCTCGCTGGTCAAAAGAATCGGATTGGAGAAAGTGTTCACGGTGCGCGCCGGAACGAAGAACCCCACCCTGTCCGGATACAAATTCCAGAATCCACGCTACGTCGACGCCTACACCGGCATCAGCGCGATGCTGGAATCCTGCGGCATGCGATTGGACTTCACCGCCAAGGACAACCGCATCGTCATGTCCGGCCAGCCGGTACGCACCATCGACGGCACCTTGGATTCCGACCTAGTCGATTTCACCGCGGAGACATGCCATCGGACGGTGAACCATCTGATCGGCTTGGGACAGCAGGAACTCGCCAACAGGCTTGTGAGCGAATGGTACGCGGACAAGGATGGAAAGGTCTCGCAGAAGCAGACGCTTTTCGGTGTCGACGAAGTGGCAGAGGTCTACGATTATTCGTGCGCTGAGATGCAGACGCTGTCTGACAATACGCGCAAACGATTGCAGGAGCTTCAGTCGTTCGGCAAGGTCGACGTGACCCTGCCGAACGATGCCGACTCGCTCATGCTTGGTGACGGCGTGGTCGTGTCCGACAGGAACTCCGGTCTGAGCCTGACCGCGAAGGTCACCAAACGCATCGCGAAGGTCAACGGCGGCATCCTCGACATCACATACGAGGTAGGGCAGCCGGACGATACCGAATCGTCGGGGAGCAGATCATCGGGATCGTCTGTCACGACGACGTCCGGCGGAACGTACACGGCGGGCAAGGGCATCGACATCGCCGGCAACGTCATCAGCGCGGAAGTCGCCAATGCAGACCTTGAATCATTCCGGACGCAATCGGACGCCAAATACCAAGTCAAGGGCTCGTACCTATCGGATCTCTCCATCGGATCCGTGACGACGCTCCAGCCAGGCGCGTCAGCGTTGGCCACATTGACGGGCGCCGGCAGCGACAAGACCCTCGATCTAAGCATTCCACGTGGCGAGACAGGCGAGCGGGGACTGCGTGGAGAGACGGGACTGCCCGCATTGACCGCCGGCCGGACCTATTCCGGCTCATGGGATCTGGACGCGACATCGGTGTTCTCGGCGGACACGCTATGCCTCAACAGGATTCCGACGGTCGGTGAGAGATTCTTCGCACTGACCGGAGGCGGGAAGACCCTGACGTATTTCACGGTCTCTAAGGTCGACGTGGCGGACGTCACGATCAAATGCGTGAGCAACACGACGCTGACCGGCAGCAAAGGAGACAAAGGCGAGAAGGGGGACCCTGGCCCACAGGGCCCGAAGGGACCTCCCGGCAACAGCGCGGGCATGACCGACGAGGAGATATTCCTTATCGCATGGCCGGTCGGAAGCATCTACATGTCCGGAACGGCCATCGACCTTGCCGGGACTTTCGGTGGAACCTGGGTGGAACTGCCGTCGACCGGCCCATTCACGTATCAAAGAACAAGTTAGAAGGAGGCTTTACGTATGGGAAGGCAGACCGGTTATTCGAAACTGACGTGCGACAGGTGCGGCAGAACGGCGTTTCTGCAATCCGGAAACGCCGACGCTCAATCATGGTACGACGTCAACCATCTGACATCCGCCTCGGCGGCTTCGGCCCAACCGCCGAGCACATACACGCTTTGCGGGGACTGCTATAAGGCGTTCCAGTCTTTCGCCGCCGCAGCGGACGTGGAGTTCGAGAAATGGGTGAAGGACGCCGAAAGGGAGGGGCAGTCATGACGATTGAACTTGTGGATGGCAAAGCCGGAACCGCGCATATCAGCAGCGAGGACAAAGCGATAATCCACCAGGCTAAATTCGGCGCCGGCGACATGGTGTTCGAATGGGGCGACGCGATGTCGTGCACCATGCAGTCGGCGAACAAGGCCGTCATCGGTACAGGGTGCGCGTCGATCCAGGGATTGGATTGGCATATCACCAATCCTGAGACCGTCACGATACAGTCCGGGTCGAGCGGCAAGAACCGCAATGACATCATATGCGCGCATTATCACCGCGAGACGTCAACTGGTGTGGAAAAAGTGGAACTGGTGGCGTTCAAGGGCGTTCCTAGCAATGGCGCGGCCGTTGACCCGACGATACCATCCGCGAAAATTCTTAACGGGGCCGCGGACGCGTACATGCCGCTCTGGCGTATCCCGCTGACCGGCATCACTGCCGGAACGCCAGTGCGGTTGTTCACGCCGAGGGGGGCTTTGTGGGATTCCGTAACCCAAACTTTGATTAAATCACAGTATGGCACCGTGACCGGCGTGAAGTCTGGCAAGATCGCGCAGATTAGCATCAACTGGAAAAGCGCGAGCACTGACTCGTGGGGCAGTGGACAGTTCGGTACAATTCCGGAGGGTTGGAGGCCTGCGGTCGTCACGCATGGCACGTGGTCGGGGCGTGATGGTGGCAGCCAGCGTGATTTCATTCTGGAACCGAATGGCAATTTCCGTTATGTCAATTGTGGCGCGGTGCAGAACAGCGGCACGTTCTCCTGGACGATGACCTACATTCTCGCCTGAATAGCTTTCCGTAACCCTGTACCAGGATTCCAATTGGATCATCATGCGTAACGGCAGGATGATTTTGATCAAGTTCAGTGGGAAAATCGGTTCAGGCAGTTGGGATGCTGTTGAATGTCCGGCAAAGCTCGCGTCCTGGTATCGTCCCATCGTTGACTTGTCGACTGTCTGCCTTGTATCAAATGGGCAAACGTCGCGAAGCCTCACGGCCAGAGCTGATGGAACTATCCGAGTGGCGAACATGGGAAACGCTGGCAGCAATCAGGATTGCGTCGGCACGCTCTGCTATCCGATCCCATGAGGATAGCTTTCCGTAACCCTCACCAGATCGAACCAGAATTGGAACGTGAATTACCGTACCGCGCTGGTAGGCAAGCTGTTGATCGTCGCATTCCACGCAATCCGAGTCGGTAGCGACTGGAATGCGGCGAAAGAATGGGAGACATCCCCGCTTTTCACACTCCCAGCCGGTTTGGAGGCGGCTTTCGAGGTGCATTGCGCCGCAGTATCCAATTCGAGCATCGGATTGCATGGCGTCGAAGTGCAGGTGACGCAGCACACCATCGCCTTGCGTTCCTCGGGAAAGATGACAGTAAGCGCAAACGGGGGATGGGTCGAAGGCTGTATCACGGTGCCACTTGTCTAGGAGAACGTCACTCCACTAGGAATCGGCATGGAAAAACGCTGCATCAGAATGTTCTCCCTGCCAACCCCGCCAAGTAACGTAATACTGCCATCTGGATTCCAATTCGCCTGCTTGTTGTAGTGCGGATCCGCAAGACTTGATCCAACACATCCCAGTCCAATTGTGGCCGATGGACGTATCCCTGACTGATATAACCAGACCCTATAGTTCGAGACTTCGACGGTTGATTTGAAAGAGCTCAAATCGACATACAGCATGTTGCCCTTGACGGTAATCGTGTTGGATCCACCATATAGGGCGCCAACAAACGATCCTGTGTCCTGAAACTTAAAGGTAGCAGTGAGGGCTACGGAAAGCTATGCGACCCCGATAATGAGCCGCTCCCATGCCCGCTGCAGACTTTTCAGCACCGACAGATCCGGGCGCAGATAGTAGCGGGCCGTGGTCTTGATGTCGCTGTGTCCGAGCTGGCGTGCGACCACTGAGATGTCGGCGCCGGCGGCAATCGCCAGTGTTCCGAAGGTGTGGCGCAGGTTGCGTGGCGGCACGCAGGGGAGTTTCATCCGCCGGCACCATGCCATGTAGTGTGAGGCGACCTGGTTAGCGTTCAGGTCTCCGGCCAGCCGTCCGCTCCTGCCGTGTTTCAACTGCGCGAGCCTTTTGACTGCGAATCGGGGCAGTGCCACGGTTCGTCTGCTCTGGTCGGTTTTCGGCTCGGTGACGGTCTCATGACCGGCGACCCATTGTACGGAACGTTTGACGGTGACCGTGCCTCGCTTCAAGTCCAGGTCGGACCATTCGATGCCGACGGACTCGCATCGTCTCAATCCGGCGCATACGGAGACCAGCAGCCACGCCTCCAACGCGTGGCCATAGAAGCCTTTCAGCAGGCGGCGCACCTGGCGTGCGTCCAATACCCGCGGCTCGTAACGGCGGAGATGCGGCAAACGGATCTCCCTTCTGGTCACGTCGTTGTCCGTGACGCCACGTCGGTAGGCGAGTCTCAGTATCGCCCGCAGAACGGCCCAAGCCTTCCGTGCGGCGCCAGCCCGCTTGAACGAGCCTAGCCATTCCTCGATATCTGATGCAGTGATCGACTCCATATCGGCACCACCCCACTTCGACTGGATGTGACAACGGTAGGCCGATTCGTAGCCCACTCTTGTGCATTCACGGAGCCTCGCGCAGGACGGCCACCAGACATCATCCACGAACGTTCTCAACAGCATTCTTCTCACCTTTCGCCTTGGGAAAACCCACAGTCGGCATCGTTCCGGCGAAACGTTCCGACCTGTGGGTTTTCCACCCGTTTTTCAAACCACTGTTCTAAAGGAGGACACGGATGACCAAGATCAATTTCGACTTCGGCAAACCCAGTGCAGGCGGCATCGTCGACCTGTCCAACGCTACCGTGCGCGTGATTCCAACCGAACGCTTCCGCAACGACTCACGCATCGTCGTGCGGGAAGGCTTCGAAGTCGCACTCGACGCGAAAGGCAAGGCGACCGTGACGGTTCCACCGACCGACAACACCTTCTGCTACGAGGTCACCATTGGACTGGACACGGACCTGTGGAAGTTCCGACGCTACGTGAACGTGCCTGACACGACGGCCGTGGAATTCGCGGACCTGGTCGATGTGGATTCGAATACTTTGGCTCCGGCGCTTAATTCCGGTGCCGCGTTGACGTATCTGCTTGCTGGGTCGTTGTCTGAGGCGCAGTCCATGTCGGCGGCGAATCCGGGTCAGATGGTTTTTTATCCGGAGGGTCAGGCTAAGACGGTCGCTTCGCAGATTCTGGAGGATCTGACCGGTGCGCGTGCCGTGGTGGAGTCGCAGTCGGCTGCGGCTGCTCAGGCGGCTAATGCGGCGCAGGCTTCGGCTGCCGGTGCGCAGGCGGCGAGCGTGCAGGCTGCGGATGCCGTGCAGTCTGTGTCGAAGCAGACGGCTCAGGTGTCGGCCAACGCCGCCGTGGTGCAGTCTGTCGCCGATAGCATCACCGAGTCGAAGACGGTCGTGGAATCCCATGCGAATGACGCTTTGACGGCGATTGACGAGGCGGTGAAGAGCGTGAAGGATAAGGTGTCCGACGTGACCGTCGAGGACAAGGCCAAGGATGAGACTCCGGCTGACACTGCCGCAGACGCCACCTCTCAGGAGGCCTGACAAATGGCTGTATTGCTCAACGGCGTGAAAGTCGGCCTCCCGTATATGACCAATGACGGCGTGCCCGTGCCGATGAACGCTCTCTACAACGGCGTGCAGGTGTGGCCGCCAGCCGCCGAAACACTTGTGGACGTATGGCTCAAACCGGTGGACTTCCAGGCTCAGCCGCTTTACGCCGACCATCCCGAGGTCAAGGTGGCCGCTCAGAAGGTCTTCGCCGACGGGCATATCGAGGACGTATCCTTGACGCTTTCCACGGCGGATACCACCGTGGCGAGCATCAATGGCGGCACGGTGAGCTTCGTTTCCGACGCTTCGAATTTCCTTGCCGTCCTCAAACAGGATGCGTTCAACGCCTGCCACGTGTCGATTTCCGAAGGCGGCAAGGCTTTGGGCGCCAAGCAGATCCTCGTGCAGCCCGACCAGCCCAATACGGCTCCGGTCGGCAGCCTGTGGTGCCGCACCGAGAAACTCCACAACAACCTCCGGTATTACACCGGAAGTGTGGGCGACGATGCGAACGTGATGTGCTTCCTTATCGACCGTATCCGCGAAATATGGCGCAGGGAATGGGATGGTTGGAAGCTTTTGACGGGAAAGGAATTGGAGAATCATGCAGAGGATTAACTTGTATCCGTCACCATTGACGCCATTGGTCAATGATGGGACAGGCGACGTCACGCACGGCGATTATGATGTCGCAATCGACAATCTTGAGGCTGGCACTTATGTTCTCGCGGCTGACATTCAAAACAGTGGGACTCAAACCGGCATTAATGTAATGTTGTTCGATTCTGGCTGGAAACCCCTTTTCTCTTCCGACAAGATTGGTCACGTCCAGACGACTTTCACACTCAAAAAGCCAGACCGTGTTCGCATTCGGGCATTCCAGGCCGGTGTGACAATCAGCAATGTCATCGTGGAACGCGCCGACACGTACGCTCTCACTTCGGGGGGGGGGGTCTCCCGGCTTTCTTCGCCAGGGACACGGCACCGTACTGACCTCA